ATCATTTCATTACGCAACAGATAAGCCGCTTCTTGGTCACCAGACTGCAATGCAACCTGAATGGCTTGGGCATAAGAATCAGGATTGGATGGGTCAATCATCGACAACAACTGTTGACGCTGAGTGATCTTCTGCAACTGTGGGTCTTGACCACCTAAAGCACCACCAATGCCACCACCCAACTGGTAACCAGCTTGACGCATACCCATAGCCGCTTGCTGAAAAGGGTCTAACTGAACTTCATTAGCCGACCTTTGACGAAACTGAGCCATCTGGTTAGCCTGATACTGCTCAGGAGATGTGAACAATCCTAAGATGTCTGTTGCCATTTTCTTCCCCTTTAAGCCACTTGAACAAGTTGACCATTAACGATTTGATACTTAGGCGCATTTGACACACCAAAGGCATTGTTAATTGCACCAGTAACCATAGGATTCTGAGCAACACCTGTCAGCAAGTTACCAGATGCGGAGTAGGCATTAGGTGCAGCCATAGTGTTAGCCGCATTGGTAATGCCTTGTGCCGTTAATGCGCCAGAACGACCAGCCGCAGAACTAACCCGCCCACCTATTTCCATGCCTAAATTCATTGGCGCTTGTGCAAGTTCTTCAAGGCCAATTGATGTGTTCATGGCAGAAGTAAATGGTTGATAAGCCGCAGTCTGCCCTGAATAGAACTGATTTTGCAGTCCAGCACCAGTGTTAAACAGTCCACCGCCAAAAGTAATGCGGTTTCTAGCTTCTTGGTCAGCTTGTGCCGCTAATGCCAAGTTACTCTGAGCAATCGAGTTGTAGTAAGCCGCCATCTCAGGGTTTGTAGCCATGAGATTGCCACCTTGAGCAGAAGCCGCACCAGTACGACCTTGTTGGAACAACTTGTTCTGCAACAGTGCTAACTGATTCTCTTGGGTAGGTGCAAGCAAAGCCTGTTGTTTAGTGATGTAGTCTTGTGCCGCTTGTTCTGGCGATGTAGCCAAATACTGATTACCAAGACTAAACAAACTCTGTGCCGCACCAGTCAAAGGACGATATGCAGTAGCCGCTTGTTCTGCTTGGGTTAAGCCTTGACCAGCCAAAGCAGACAGACGATTCTGATAGCCTTGAATCTCAGGGCTTGCAGAGTAACCAGCACCAATCACATTGCCTTGTGCATCAGTAGCAAAGGCTGATTGACCAAAACGAGTGGTGACACCAACAGGTCGGAACTTAGCCGCATCAGCCGCAATCTGAGCTGCACGAACTTGTGCATCAGCTTGTGTTTGAGCCGCTTGTTGTCCTTGTTGTGCAATTTGACTAGCACCAGCACTACTAAGCAATGCCTGAACACCAGCAGAGCCAAGTTTGCCAATAGTGTCTGGAGTCAAACCTGTGAAATCTGCAACTTTTTGAACCACACCACCCAATAAGCCTTGTGACGCAACTTGACCGCTTAAATCTGCCGCTTGTGATGCGCTAAATGCAACTGGAGCAGTACCACCTGGAACAGAAGTACCAGCAGGAATGATTCCTGAATCAGCACCTCCACCAAACAATCCACTACCAGAAACAGCTTGTGTAACACCAGCCGCTACACCTCCAAGAGCCGCATTCTTGAGAATGTCTGAGCCTTTGTCTCCAGCAAGTACGCTTGCACCTCCACTAAGAGCCGCAGCACCTACTACAGCCGTAGCCGCACCAGTAGCACCAAGAGCCGTACCAATGGCAGGGATTAGTGGTGGAAAGACAACTGCCGCAACTGCCGCAAGTGGCTTAATGTTTTTCTTTAGCCAAGTGCCAAGTTTTTTTAGTCCCATATCACGCTCCTAACTCGCCAGATGCAAGCATTTCTTTAACCATTTCACCAGCGGCAACAAACACGCCAACGACTTGGTAATCAATCTGTCCAGACATATCTGCTTCTTCAGCCAAGCCACTGTCAACAACAGCTTGCAAGAATTGAGGATACATAGACTGGTCTTGCAAAACAGCTTTAGCCATCTCACCAAGACGAACAAAGATATTAGGGTCTAGTCCTTCTTCAAGGATTGACTCCTTAACCATCTGCTTAACTTGCATTACTTCTTGTGATGTTGCCATTAGTTGTTCTCCTCTGCTGGCTCTGGTGTGTTGCCTTCAGCAAGCCAATTTTTGAATTCTGGGTAGTCTTCTGTGCAAGTCAGACAACACAAGCCATCATCGTCAATACGAGCGTATATTTGTTGTTCGCCTTCAACCAAAGGAAGAATTTTAAAAATCATAATTCAGCACTCCATGCAAGATAAGTTGTTGAAGTATTTCCATATGCTTGTGCCGCAGTGCCATTTGTCAAACCAGAAGCAACAGTAAAACTTGTAATTGCTTGATTTACTGACGCTTGAACAAAGGCAGGAACTGCGCTACAAACTGTTTGCCCCGAAGCACCTCCTCTAACAACATAATAATTTGCGGCTGTGCCATCTTGTTCTAACGCTGTCGGACGATCTCTTAATGGAACTGGGAATACATTTGTTCCGTAAGCCAAGGTAGCCGCAACACTTAATGCACTGTTAACAATATAAATACCAGATGCTGGAGATGTAGTTCTGTAATAGTACCGCTGACACAAAGCCAACTCAGTGCCATGTGGCCTGTAGTCAAAGCTCGTTGCTGTTGAGCCTTTCTCAAGCTGGATGCCTGTGATGTAGAACGTAGCGCCGTTTGTGCCGACAATTGACTGACTTCCGCTTGTACGTAGTAAGTTTGAAGACCCCCAAGCGCCTGCCGTTCCATTGAAACTAGACCCAGAACCTAGATCAAACCTTATTTGCAAACCTATCGCATTGTTAGTTTGCCAAGTTCCTGATACATCACCAGAAATCGTAATTGTTTTTTGTTCCCATGTATTTGCACTGTTGATCGTGTAGTTTGTAATGTAGGCTCTGTTAGAAAGTTCATTGCTAAACGAAAAACCAAATACGCCTGTAAGACTTGATCTAACCCAAAACGATAATGTAATTGGAGTTGCTGAAGCAGTTCCAAACGCAAAATCTGCAATGTTTAAACCTTCTATATAGTGATTTAAAAGAAATGCCTCCGATGCCCCAGTTGAATATGAAGACAAAGATGTAATGCCAAGATATTTAGTAAACCCAACAGGAGGAGTAACCGAACCAGCGTTTTGTTGGACTGAGTATTTGCTTGCAACACCAATAATTGCGTACCATCTATCAAGCGTATATATTGAATTTGTAGGAGTAACACTAGCTCCCGCATATCTCTGGTCAATAACCATTGCGCCGTTGATGATGCGGTTTTTAAACATCTGGTTACCAGCAGATGAACCAGTACCACCATTGGCTTCAGGCAAAACACCTGTTACGCCAGTAGTTAAAGGCAATCCTGTTACATTCGTCAATGTTCCTGATGTTGGCGTACCAAGAATAGGCGTTACCAAGGTTGGGCTAGTCGCCAAAACATTGTTGCCAGTACCTGTATTTGTTACGCTAACTAATGCACTTGAAGCATTAGTAGCAACTGCACTTGATGCGGTTAAACCAGACAAGGCCAATGTTGGAATGGTTACAGTACCAGTAAATGTTGGAGATGCTGTATCAGCTTTAGAGTTGACAGCAGTAGCAATGTTGTCAAACTCAGTGTTGATCTCAGTGCCTTTAACGATCTTTAAAGGGTCGCCAGATGTCAGCGTGTCCTTAGTCGCAAAGTTGGTTGATTTTGTGTAATTACTCATGTTTATCCTTTAAGTCAATCGACCATGCTTAGATTGAATTTCAATCCTTTGAATGGACAATTGAGAGCCGTTAATATCCATCTCATACCCTGTCTGAACAATCTTTCCAGAACCACCACCATTAGCAACCAATGTTTGCAATGCAACACCCTCTGAGTAGTACGCAACTACAGTAGCATTTGCGCCATACTCAGCAATCCCATACTCTGAAACGCCTTGAGTTGGAATTAACACATTCTGAGACAAATAATTTGCCAGAAAGTCATATCCCCATTTGATCGTCACATACTGGTTGCTTCCACCAATAATCACAACAGAAATCTTCTTGATAATTGATGTAATAGATGCGTTCCCAAGATCAGAATGATTGGTGTAATACGCCATGCGATATGAAGATGTATCGTCTTTATATCCTGTGTATTGAGCAACATAACCAGTCTTGCCAATCAAAACGTCACCATTGCGTTTGGATAAAAAAGACTTAGGAAGTATTGAGTCCCATGTTGTTACACGATAAGAACCATCTTGCAATGCAACCTTTGTGTCAAAGCAATAAACTTGTTGGTTGATAGGCAAAGATAACAAGTAAAACGCTTCTTTTTCTGAATGTACAGACTTAATGTTTGCCAATGTTTCACTGGCAATTTTCTTTGATAAATCATTACGAACATTCTTAGACAAGTCACGCTCTGGTGCAGACTTCTCTTGAATTGTTCTCATCAAGGAACGAACACCACTGTTGGACAAAAACACAACATCAGTGCTAGTAGTTTGAATACTGTCCCTAGCAATGCAACCAATACCTTCAACAGTGTCACTCAATGACATGGTTGATGGGCTAGTTGCACCTTGATAAACCAAGATTTGACGTTTACCAAAGATAAACAAGAAGCCATTGTGTGCCGCCAAACCAGTGACTTCATCAGCACCATTAGGCCAAATATTGTTCACGTTTAAACTACCAGATGTACCAGTAGCCCAAACATGACCAGCGATCAAATCACTATAATAGACAGTAGCATTATTGCTAGTGGTATTAGCTGCCCATAAGCGTCCATAGGCAGACAAAACAATGTTTGCTGATGGTACTGTAGCCACATAGCCAGTTTTCTCTGAAACACGGCGGTAAGTGGTTGTAGATACAGCAGGGTCAAAGATAAGTGGGTCATGACCAGATTGGAAAAAGTAAGTTATTCCATTCAAGGAAGCACATTGCCAATTATTAGCCGTGATTGTTGGAGCAGACCCCCCTCCCCCATAGGTCAACTCAGTAACAGCATTTCCTGTATCAAGTTTAAATAACTTTAAGTTGCCAGCAAATAAAACAGTCAGAGTTCCATCGGCTTGCACCAATTCGTGCATAACTGTTACGTCATTTGAACCAAGGTTTCCAGTAGATGAATTGAGTGGTGTCCACCCTTTGCGAGAGCCAACACGACCATATTGGTCAATAATGCAATTAGTTGCGATCAGGGCAAAACCTTGAGACAAATCCAATGGGCTGTCTTGAGTGTTGAGCCCATAAAACCCTGGGGCTGAAATACTTGCTATTTCAAGTCCTGTTGCCATTACACCGCCGCAAATTCTTGGTTTTCAGGATAACGAGTGCCTTCCAAAGCAATGTAATCCGACAACATTGATTTGTATAAAGCATAAGCCTCAGATGAATTCATGCCACCATCCTCACCACGCTCAACCAACGCACGGGCATAAGCATTCTGAGACACCAATGTGTCAGGAACTTTGATAACTGTGCTGTCTGATGACAATGTTGCTTGTGGAACAGCAAGGCTAAAAGGAATGCTGTAAACGCCATCAGGACGAGGATAAATCGTTACTTTGGTGTCGTAGTTACCATCTACACCATCAAAAGCATATTCTGTTGGAATGCCACTTACAGGGGAAGTAAAGTTCTGTTTTCTGTTCATTGACGCAAAGTCAATGTTCTTCATGCCAACATTGCTAGTTACGTTTAATACATCTATAACTTGGAACTTCTGTCCAGCACCAGTCAAAGCATAAGAATATGTGCCTGATGTTGTAGACAGGGTAATAGTTGTGCCAAGTACATTCCATGCAAATGCGTCTTCAACTTGACGTTTTGCATCATTGACAAACTTGCCAATCAAAGATGAATAAGATGTTTGGGAAACAGTTGAAACGGTTGTCTCACGCAACCTGACCAACACATCATTAACAAGTTCTAGGTATGTCATCTGCTTTTCGCCTTTGCTTTGTTCCTTGCGGATATAGCTTGAGCTTTTGCCTTTGCGTCAGCTTTGGAGTTAGCACCCCAAGCCTTTAGCGAAAGAAGCAGTCTGGTTGGTTCACCATTCTTGTCGTACTCAGGGCCATCATTGCCACCCATACGAGCCAAGAAACTTGCCCTGCGAGGGTTATCCCCCGACTTGACTGGAGGCTTCAAATTTCCACCAGTTTCCGCATTATAAGACGATCTTCCCTTGGCATTCAAGCCGCCTTTTGGATTCTGACCAGCTTTTGTTTGCCAAGTTGGAGATTTCATTTACTTCACCTTTTTAGGCTTCTTTGCAGTCTTTGCCGCTTGTTTGAAGTCAGCAGCAGTAGGTGCGGCTTTAGACCCTACCTTGTTCATCTTCTCGCCAGAACCAGCCTTGATTCGAGCTTGTTTGGCATGAATGTTGGCGTAGAGTCCTTGCTTCATTTCATCTTCTTTTTGGGCTTGGATTTGCCAGCTTCACTCAAAGCAATGGCAATAGCCTGTTTCTGAGACTTAACAACAGGGCCACTCTTGCCGCCAGAGTGCAATTCACCCTTGCCATACTCGGTCATTACCTTGCTAATCTTCTTTTGAGCCTTGGTTTTCATGCCAACTCCGTTACAGAAACTGTTGATGAAGTGACAGTAGCATCCTTGATGAATGCAATCTTTTGTCCAGGGGTTACCTTAATAATCTCAATTGAGTTATTGGGCATCATTGGTGAAGTTGTCAGGTTTGCGGTTGGGGCAGAACCGAGCTGATAGTGGCAATGACCCAAAGAGCAAGCAATACGAACCATAGTGGTGTTAGCACCAAAAGCTGTAGACGCAACACTTGAGTTAGTCACTGAGAAAACTTGGGTTGTGCCAATGGCGGCAACACCATAAGCAACTTGATTAGGGTCGAGTTGGAAAGTAGACATTATTTACCTCTTGAAGATTTTTTCATCATGTTTGTAGCGGTACGACCACCACGCTTAGGCATTTCCATTTTTGGCTTGCCAACAGCAATCATGACAGTGACAGGAACACCCTTTTTAGGGGTTTTAGGAGACTTAGGAGAAGTTTTCATATCAATCCTTTTTAATTGCACCACCAGATTTCCAAGCATCACAAGTTCTAGCCGCAGCACAAGTGAAGTGGAATAACTCACAGAACCCTAGATCAGCCGCATCAATGAACTGTTGATCGTAGTCAAGCTCATTTGGTGAGCTTTTACCCTTTTCCAGTCCACCTTTGATGCACTCCATCATCTTAGGAGTCTGAATAAAAGCCGCACAATTACCACAACGCATTGTTTTTACAACATCTGTGGGTGCGTTATACATCTTGGCTTTGGTCATCCAAAATGCAGTATTTGTCTCGTCTGGATTAGGAGGGCCATAACCAAACTTTTTGAAAGCATTGTTTCGGTTCTTGAGGTTCAACTCAACATCCTGAGTAGGAAGTGGGCAAACCTGACCTGATAACAAGCCTTCTTTCATTTCCATACCCGATCAATGATGAAAGTAACCAAACCACCACCAAAGGAAGCCAATGACATTCCAACCCAAAGACCACCTTTAGACTTGTTTGCCATCTCTAAAAGTGTCTTAACGTCTGCACTAAGAATGTGCATCTCTTTTTGTAAAGCCTCGACTTGAGCCTCTAATTTGCCAAAATCTCTTGCGTCAATGTCAGACATTTGCAACCTTTCGGGGTCTACCCATACGTTTGATTGTGGGGATGACAGGCGCAAATGCGGTATCTGTACGTTCAGAATCCTCAGATTCTATGGTTACTTCTGGTTCGTCTATCCTTACATAACCCTGATGACCATCCATAGAGTCAATGTCATGTTGCAAGGTAAAAGTCACGGTATTACCTGACTGAAGACAACGAAAAGTAGCCATAAAACCCCTCAAATAAGAAAGGGGGGACTAGCCCCCCAATCTTTACACAGATCGAACAATAACCAACTTAACGGTTGTTGATGCTAGATCAACAGCGCCGCCAGTCAAGTTATCAGTTGCAATTGTTACAGTGTTAGCGGCTGAAACATAAGCACGACGAACAAGGCCAGCTTCACTTACACCCGCCGACATACAAAGTACCATATCACCCAAAGCCACGCCTGGAACAGTGACTGTATCAGTCGCCGCACCCGCCGCACCAGTTGCCACTGATGCAGAGTCCAACGTGGCAGTTACAGACCAAGTATCTGTAAACAAACCACGAAATTGATCGTTTCCACGGCGGGAAACTACTGCTGTTGCTGCTGCCATTTCAATTCTCCTAATTAAGTTTAAAAAGTTCCCCCACCACTAAGGCAGGGGAATCAATTGCAATTAGGCTGGAACTGCCAAAGCAAAGGCTGAAGATGACAAAGCAGCACCAACTGTAGCAGCGGTACGCATAGCTTTCACGCCATACAGAGTGTCAGCGGTAAACAATGTACCGAGGTATTCTTGTTTGTACTGAGTCTGTGAACGCACAGCCAACTGCTCAACCAGAACCATAGAGTCCTTGTGACCCATCAAGCAGATGCGGTCGGTAGTGCTGTTACCAGCGCCAGTATCAGCGTTTGAAGAAACAAACACAGGGATACCATACAGGTTACCGATTTCACCGTTGCGGATAGCATCGCCATTACCGACAAATGCTTGTTCGGTGTAACGAGCCAGACCCATCAAAGTGTTGCGGCTTGATGGAGGGATGATGAAGAAACGACCGTCCATTGGGGTGTCGTTGTCATCCAAACGCTGAATGGTGCGGCGAATAGCGGCATCAGTCAGAGCAGCGGCGTTAGAGCTAGAGCTGTTATATGCAGTTGTACCATCAGAACCAATGTAAGCCTTGGTGCTGGCAGCAGAAGTAGCATAGTCATCAGTACCAACGGTTGCGCCGTTAAATGCACGACCTAATTGCACCAAGTCGGTGTCAACAGCACGAGCCAAAGCGTAACCAGCATCAGCAGTGTAGAACTGACGCATAGAGTTTAATGCTTGGGCTTCAGCGATGTCTTCGATCAAACGGCTATATTCATAGTGACGAGTGATTGGGACTTGGACTTCTGAGTTGCTGGCTGCAATCAAAGTAACTGCATCAGTTGCGGCTTTAAGGTTTGCGTTGCCACGTGTAGGTGCTGGAATGTGAACCAGATCGCCTTTTTTGCCACGGAAGTTCATCTTCATGACCAAATTGGCCAAAACGAGGTTCTTCTTGTATGAAGCAACAATTTCGTCACTCCAAATTTCTGGGACGAATGTACCAGCGCTTGAAACCGTTACGCTATTAGTGGGGGAAAAAGCTGTATTTGCCATGTTTGTATCTCCAAAAAATCAAAAGTTAAGTTATTTGACCCTACCTTCTTGATATGCCGCCATGATTTCATCACTCAAAGCATCGTATCGGTTCGGGTCTTGCATCTTCAGCCGAATAAGGTCAGCCCTTCGATAGACTCGTTTTCCAGATTCACCAGTACCACCACTATCTACAGATGCGGCTTTCAGATTAGTCTTACGCTGAGTTTCCCCTGCGTCACTAGTCTGTTTAGCCTTAACACCCTTCAATTGCTTATAGGTACTGAGCAGTTCGTTAGCACTGTCATAGTCATATTCACCATCAGCTTTAGCGTACAAACCAAGGCGAATAGGAGAAGATTTCACCCAATTCACAAAGTCTGTATCTTGAACAACCTGACTAAAATCAGGATGCTCAGTAGAGAGCTTTTGCTGAATCTGCATCTTTTTGAACTCTAAAGCCGCTTGGCGACCAGCGAGTACATCAGGATGGTTATCAACAGTCTTACGAACAGCCGCTTGTGGATTCTCAAAGAAATCTACTTCTGGCTCATCCTCTTTAACAGGTTGAGACTTTCCAGCAAGGTTTTGCTTAATGAGTTCATCGGCTAATTTGCGTACTTCACCTACTTCTTGAGCCTGCTTGCCAATCAGCTTTTCTGCTTCTTGGTGCATTTTGATGATGTCTGACAACTCTTTGCCCCGATATTTGTCGGGAATGTCATAACTATCTTGCTCAATTGTGGAATGAAGTTGTTGCTTTTCAACGACTTCTAACTCACTTTGCATCTCGTCTGGGTTATCAATCAACATTGTTTTTCCTTTTTCCTGCCACTTTTGGGTTCTAGGAGACACAACGGCATAAATGCTTATGTTGTGGTTTTGCGTTCAGCCGCTAACTTTTCACGGTGTTTTCGGTCAAATTTATTTGCCGAGCCAGGGAAACTCCCAGACCACCCTTCCAAGTTAATGCTTGGCGCAGAGATTATGCGATTGGCTATACCACCGCACTCACATGGAACGGACTGTAACTCATAATTACAATACCGTTCAATCTTGTGTCCGTTTTCACAGACAAAATCATACATTCTTTTCATTCAATTCCTCGTAGGCTCGTTCGCTGACCTCTTTCAAGGTTTTCAGCCAAGTCAAGATGGAAAGTTCACCTTTTTTGAACATTAAGGTCTTTTCATCAGGAATCACGCTTATATTATTTAGTGACTCTATCATATTGTCAATATCTATAGTCAAATCCTTCCAACCCTCCATAGACATCATGGAGAATCGTTCTTCATAATACTTTTGTAGTTCTGGTGTCATGCGTCTTCAGCGCCTGCGTATTGCGTGAACCCCTTGAGTACGCCATAGATTGCTGGAATCAGATCGCCCTTTAAGTCTTCAACGGCGATGTAGTGGGCATCCTCACGAATGGTCTGCATATTGCCGTGTCGGGCATCTTCGGTTGCGTGGATAGCCACTTGCACTTGGATTTGGTCTTTTGTGCCAAAGAAGTTGGTGATTCGGGCATAGGCCGTGGTTGTGGCTTGGCCTGTAGTTGGGTTAATTGCTGTGATTTTGAGTGCCATGATTTCTCCTTAATATGTCATTTCTGTCGTGCGGATTTTAAAATCTTCAAACTGTTCTTTGGTGTTGTTGCCAAATCCATAGTTGGAATGAAAAGCAATGTGGTGGTAGTCACAAAGAGTTACGCCATTATCTACATCAAACCGTTTTTCAGGAAAAGCATTAAAACCGTCAAGATGATGAGCCACCATAGGGTCTTTTCGTATTCCACAGATTTGGCACTTAGTTTTGTCTCTAATCCAAACACTTATTCGCCAATCTTTGTATTCAACAGACTGTCTAATTTGCTCAGATTCTGTTACTTTACGTAATTCAGGAGGAAGCCAAGCAGAATTGTTTTCACCCCTGTTTGACAAACCATAGCATTTTTTACATCTTAATGCGCCATATGCGGCTAGTTTTGACCCGCAATCTAGACAAGATGGTCTCCCGCCTGTCCACATACCATTGTGTTCACCGCTTCTTGTTGGATAAGTTATGTCGCCATAAGTAACGTGCTTAGGCTTAAAAGCAATACCAAGACGCTTAAACGCTTTGTGGATTGTCCCGTAGTCACACGGTATCAATTTGGCAATCTTTGCAATGGACAGATTTTCACCAAAGTATTTTTCTTCTAGCCACGCCCTATCACGGGTCAAATGCCCATTTGGACAAGTCAGTTTTGACTTGCGCGGTTTGGTTTCTACTCTGGTTTTTCTCATCAGAATGTCATTTCCACAGTATTTATGCGAGCCACAGTGCGAATTGTTGTTGATGCTTGTCCTGTGAATGTGACTCGTAGACTGCCGTTTGTAGTGTCTGCCGCCAATGCGATAGTCCATGTTGCCGCACCTACATCAGCATACATGGATGTGACTGTAGAACCTACCAATGTTGTAGCAGCAGCATTTGCACCACGTTTAATTAGTCCTTCAATAGTCCAACTTTTTGAGTCGCCGCCACCCGTTACGCCAGATACAACTTCGCCACGGAAAGTATAGGCTGAGTTGTTGGGTAGGGTTACTTGGTTGGTTCCTGATGCGGCTGATGTATTGCTTGTTAATACTGTTGCAGTTGCATCTGTAGTTTGACGAGCAAGAACCAATACTGAACTTTGTGAAACTCCTTGTGTCGAAGCAATGGGTGCGGAACAAGCTGGTATTGTTTGCATTCCAACAATGCTTCTTACTGTGCCATAAGCCCCGCCTACAATTGATGCTGCAACAGCACTTGCAGTATTATTATTACCACCACCAATAAAAGAATAATTGTTTCCTGTTGTATTACTTGAACCACCAACAGTTGTTGAGGCATAACCACCAGCACTATTTCCATATCCAGCACCAACAAAAGAAGAAGTTCCAGATGCAGTATTTCCAGATACACCGCCACCAAAAGAACCGCCGCCACCTACAAATGCGGCTTCACCTGATGCTGTATTTTTCCATCCCCCTGCAATAGTACTCCAATCTCCCGAAGCAGTATTCCTATTAGCCGCAGTACCAGCGTCACCACCACCACCAATAAAGCTGTAAGCGCCTGTGGCTTGGTTGTTACCACCACCTACTACTACTCCGTGAGGGGTGAAGAAAGACAGTGTGCTTGTAGAGGAGCCTGATGCGGCTTGGGATAGAGTCAAGGATGTGCCTGAGATTGCGGCTACGTAGGTGTTTGGAAAACTATTAATGCTTGTGCCAGTAATCAGTTGACCAACTTTAATATTGGCGTTTGAACCAGACAGCGTAACTGCCGTAGTTGCGTTCATTGTTCCTGATTGGGTAGTTACAGCCGCATTTGCAGTCCCAGAATTAGCATAACCGCCACCAATGACGGTGTAATACCCTAAAGCACTATTTGAATATCCTCCAGCTATTACCCCATAATTTCCAGTAATAGTATTAGATAAACCAGCGCCAATAAAAGGATAGTTGCCAGCAACAGAATTTGAATATCCTGACACTATTCCACCAAATGATGTATTTGTGTTTGAATAGCCGCCATTAATAGTCGAGTATGACCCACTTGCAACTTGAGTTGCCAAAGTTCTACTCGTCTGCCAATCAACAGCATTAGCACCCCTAGCATTACCACCAGTGGCAGTAGAATCTGTCTTTTGTGCTTGTAGCGCACCAGTTCCTAAAGGTTGAAGCACTAAAGGTGTATTCGTACCACCTGTTACAAAAATGCCTGGATAACTTGCATCCCCAATAGCACGAACATATGTTGTTGATCCTGTGCCTAAACTTGCCGTTCCTGTGGATTCAAGGGTTGTAAATTTACCAGCCGCAGGGGTAGTTCCACCGATGGCGGGAGGGCTTGCAAGATAAGTTGAAAAGCCAGTACCACTAACAGTAGACGATGCGCTTAATGTGGTGAATGCGCCTGTATTGGGTGTTGTGTTGCCAATAGTAGGAGGAGAAGCTAAGTTAATGTCTGAACCATCCAAAGTATCCCAAGACAATGTAGTTCCACTTGTCTTCAAATACTTGTTTGCATTACCCGCTTGTTCAGGAAGAACAGTACCCGCACCACCAGAGGTAACTAACTTGATCTTTTCTTGCAACTCAGGTGCAACAACTTCACCAACATTGATCTCTTGACCTGTAGACAAGGTAATAATCAATGAACCATCAAAGTCAATTTTGGCATCAGTAACGCTTACGCCATCTTGACCGTCTTGACCATCACGACCATTGATGCCATCACGACCATCTTTACCATCAACGCCATTCTTGCCATCTAACCCACGATCACCTTTGTCGCCCTTGTCACCCTTTTCAGGAACAATGGATTTTGCAATCTCAAGTTGGTTTTCAACCTTGCGCTCCATCACTTTGATGGCTTCAACAATCAAATCAACATTATCTTGAACTGCTTTTTCCTCTTGCGCCCTCATAGACACAAGAGTTTCTTCCATCTGATTGATGGCGGCTAACTTCTCATCAAAAGACGAGTCTGCTGCTTCAATACTTTTGATAAGGTCTTTGATATTAGCCATTTTGCTTTAGACCATCCGTGAGTTTTGTCAGAAAATCTTGTTTGACCTGAGATTGAGCATTAACCTTGTCAGCCATCTGCAATTCAACAATCTTAGACTTGTTCTTGATGTCTTCTTCTTTCAACAAGAGTTCAGCAATCTTAACTCGCTTATCAAACTCCCTTGATGCGGCTTCATCTTCATTAGGCAAATTCTTAGTAGTTGCGCCAAGCATTTTGGCTTGAACTTCTTGAGGCATCAACTGTGCCTCCATCGACAACTTGACAGCATTTGCCTTGTTTTCTTCAGCCTGAGTAGTCTGAACAGCAATCTGAGCCTGCGCCGCTTGCATAGCCAACTGCGCTTGCATCTGTTCCATCTCTTGAGCCTGTGGGTTAGGCTTGCTCATCTCATCCAAAGCCGCAATCAACTCAAAGCGGTTGGTCAGACTAGAGTTAGCCAAGATGCCCTTCAGGATAATCGGCAAAACAGGGGTATTTGGGCCAAGAGTCTGCAACAAACCAATGAATTGCTGTTGCTCATACTCACGAGCAATGATGCCCAAGGTGGCAGTTGGCACAAAGTTCATGTCTACAGATGGATAACGCTCTGGGTCAAACTGCATATAGCGGAAAGCCGCCTTCTTGATAAACGGAATCAAGAAATCTTCTTGGAAATTGACCAATGTGCGCTTGTACTTCTTGATGATGGAAGCAACAGCCATCGACATACCGCCTTGACCACCATCACGGGAGACGTTACTAACCATTCCCTGTGAATCAAGAGTACCAGTAGCTTGCAACAGCATTCTTTCAAAGTCTTTTGCAGTCGCCAAGTTGTTGGGGTCACTTTGACCAAACTTGAATGGGTACAGAATCTCGCTAGGTGCGCCATTTGTCAGGATTGCCTTGCCTGGCTTGATCTCAAACTTCATGCCACGAGGCAAACGAGTTGCATCCATAGCAATCATTGGGCTTGTGGTCAGGGCAAGTGAGTCTAAGTGGCTGCGAGTCTGTGCATCAATAGCTTTTTGCATATTGAATGCCTTTTCCACTGTGCCACGACCCAACAAACGGTTAGGAATCGTGTCATCTTGATAGCTCAAGACTGGACGATCTTTCATCATGTAAGGGTTTTCTTCAGCTTTCAGCAACAAACCATCGTTGGCAATGACCACAATGGCCTCAACCATGTCTGTGTAGTCTTCAGCGGCTGAATTCTCAGGGAACAACTCAACAATTTCTTTGTTTTCTTCTAAGTTGTTCAGGTATTCACGAGGTACAAGACCGTAATAGGTCAGCAAAAGCACCTTTTCATCCTGATACTGGCTTACCTCTTGGGTTGGCTCAAGGTCAGTGTCTTCATAGGTAGGAGTGATGTCTACTTTGCGGTAGATACCACGCTCGATACCCTCAACAACCTTGTGGATTGAGACATACTTCTCGATCGCCACACCCATACAGTCATCAATGCTTGTGCCATTAGGGTCAAACAAGAAGTTCTTTGGGTTGATTGGTGTGATTTTGACCGCAATCCTATCACGCTCAGTCACGCCAATAGCGGCTTGTCCCATCTGTCCAGGGATTGCCTGAGTCGTTGGGACATATTCCTTCTCAGTCTTGACGATGATCTCGCCAATGCCTGTTCCATAGATTTCAGCCATCAACTCGATCTGGTCGATAGATTTCCTGATCTTGTCTTTCTTGAAGTCTTCCATTAGTTGAGACTTAATCACCTCAACATCTATAGGGTTTCCACCTATGTCTTGGATATTGTCTTCAATGTCGAAGAAGTCGCCTTGACCGAAGATAGCTTCCATGATCTCAGCATGGCGGGTTTCTACGGCTTGTTGGGTAGCGGGGGTAACGATGCGGCTACGCTCAGATTCACGGGTCTTGTCTTCAGAAGCCCATTGACCACGGAAGATGCGCTCGTATTCCAACCAGTCGGGGAGGAAGTTGACATCACGGTAATCACGCCATTTTTGGCAGTGGTCAACAACAAATCCTGTCAATTCTTTATCTGCCTCTGTCGGCTGATAAAACTCGTTTTGGTCTAGTTTGTCTGTTGCCATGTTGTTACCTTATAGATGAACCGATTGTATTTCCAAAGGGGTCAGAGTATGCAGGATTGTCTACCTGACTAGCAGGAATGTCATTCCTTTCAAGAATGGTCATGCTCTTTTCTTGATTTGGGAAGACAACAAAATTGCGAGTTTGAGGCGTATAAACAGCATCTAAAGCATCTTTTAACTCTTGTGGATTTGCATCTTTATATGCTTGCTTCATGCCTTCAAGTGCGTTTTCAAAGCTATAGCCATTTTCCTTAAAGTCTTGACCAGCGTAAAAATATGCTGAATCACCTTTGTATTTTGTGCTTCTGCTTAATTCATCAAGATACTTAACTCCAACAATACCCATTTCTTGAAGTTGATTAGCAACTGCTTGAGGAGAGTCATCAAGACCTTTCATGCGTCTTTCAAAAGCGATGGCTTTCAATGTTTGCTCACCAGTGCCAAAACTACCGCCAATTTCTTTTTGATATGGCAAAAGTATTTTTTGCACTTCAGAAGATTGTTCGCTCATGGGCTTGTCGTAATCAAGCATCTTGGGAATCATTTCATCAGGCAAATCAATCTTGTAAAGATTTCCAGCACCAGTGTATTTAACTCCTGACTTTTCAGCTTCCTTTATCAAGTCATCGTATGCTTTTACTTTTTCTTCTGCATAAGGTTGGAACTTATAAGACTCATCTTTTGCTAGTTGTTCCCATCTTGATTTCTTTTGATTAGCAAAGTTTAAGAATTCTTTTTTTCCAGATTTGGCGGCATCAATCAATTCTTGACTTACATCAACATCAAAAGTATCTGGATTTATTGGTTTTTCTCCAACTTGGACAAACCGCATTTTTGTATTCAGGTCTGATGCGATTCTTTCTGGTGCGAGTTGGCTTCTATATCTTTCACCAGTTTTTCTTGCTTCAGCGGTATAAATTCCATATCCATACGCTTGCGCTCCCTCACCAGTTCCAATCTTGGATGCGTCAAACTCACCCAAAGGATTGCGCTCTGTAGGTGGCAATGTGTGAGGTGTACCGTGATAGACATCAAGAGGACTCACGCTACCCCTTGATACATCACCAAGCAACTGCGCTGGCAAACCACCACGCTCCATGACTTGAGGCACAACCCTTTCAGCATATCTAGCACCAGCACGACCAGCAGTCATTGCCGCTTGATTAGCAACTCTGCCACCTTGACCAACCAAAGGGATAACTGTCATTGCCGCATTGATCGTTTCTTCTCTAGGGCGCAATGTCATACCAGCCCCAGTAGTCAAAGGCTCACCATAGGAGATGCGTTCAGCAGTCTTTTGGACATCACCAACACCCATCATGTTGAAAAGTGAATTCCTGTTAGCGTAAAGCAAATCCAATGATGGAATGCCAGTTCTAGGTAACGATGGCAGATTCAACGTCCGACCAAGAACATCAGAAAACAATCCTGATATGAAACTTCTTGGTGTTGGTCTCATCTGGTCTGCCATTTATATCCCCGAAATGATGTCAATTGGTTGCCACTCGTCTTCATCATCTGCCTCAAAGTATGAGGTTACAGACAACTGGTCAATATAACTTAACGCATCAGGAAGATCGTCATGCACCCCATTAGAGGGGAACATAAGCAACTGGTCTACAAACTCAGACCAGTCCTCATCCTTATTAAGCACGATTCTGCCATGCTCAAACCTTCCCTGCAATGCCCAAATGATACGGTCTGACTTCTTCTTGTTCCCATGCGTCAAATCCACAATATGAGCATATATGTTGGATTTTCGCATTAAATCCGACAAATAGGGAAGCACAGCATTCTTTAACGCACCACGCTCGATGCCTATGGATAGCGGCTTGTAGTCACGAATTGCCATCAGGATATTAACAGCAGTCGTGCGAATATCCCACCGCCCATGCAGAATCTTCTCCACATACCACTTACCCTCATCGGTGACCTTCACCACGCAAATAGCGGATTCATCCAACCGCTTCTTAGAGTTGGCAGCCTGTTTAGCCACCTCCTCAAACCCCGCCAAGTCAACCGACACGAAGTAAGAACCCCTATCAGGGATTTCCCCATACTTCACCCACTCCTCTTTGAAGACATCAGAGCCGGCATTGTTGAAGCTGGCAAGGTATTCCTGCTTAAACGCAAAGGTGCTGAGTGTCTTCTTGGCACTCTCAATCTCTTTCTCATCAATCAAAGGGTTATCCTTGGTGGTGAAATGCCACGACTTCCAGTCTTCATCCTCACCATCCTGACCCAAGTTGTATATATCGTAGAACCAGTTTCGACCCTTTGGAGTCCCGATAAACATGGCACGACCACGTTTATCTGATAAAGAAGCCCGAATAACCTGTTCCCAAGTCTCAGGCTTAATGTCAGCAACCTCATCCAGAACGGCGTAAGTCAACGACACGCCCCGCAGGGTGTCAGGACGGTCACTGCCACGCACATATATCTTTGCGCCGTTAATCAACGTGACTTCCATGTTGTTCACATGGCTAGACTGAATAATCTCACGGCCTACATCCAACAGGACATCCCAGACAATCTGCCGAGCCTGGCCTTGGGTAGGCGCAACGTAAAGCACCGCAGAGCCAGCGGGACAGCTTAACCCCTCGATCAGTAAGGTCGTGACAGCAAGGCGGGACTTACCGCACCGGCGACCAGCAACCACAACTTTAAACCTCGTTTTGTCGGCGTAGACTTCTTGCTGCCACGGCAATAGCGCAAAGTTCAGATCAGCCATTCTTGGCCTCGATGTCTTCTATCTCGTCTTGGTCTAGCGTAGTTGTCGTGGCTGTTGGTGCGCCTATGCCAGTGATGTT